CCGTAATAGGTGAGCTGTCAAAGCAGGCAGATAAACTTAAGTCTAGACTAACTAACCTAGCTCCTGTCATCTTAACCGAAACCTTGGAGGATGTGCAGAAGAGGCAGGGTCAGATCACTGCATTTCGTGAGCAGATAAATCTTTACAAGTGGGAGCTAGACACCATACAGAATAAGATTTATCCTTTGGAGCGGGATAAGGAGAAGGGAACTTACTCCTACAAAGATACTTGCAAGACATGTAAGAAAGTTTATATTAAAAAGCAGACCGAAGCCAACTTAAAAGGTATACAGAAAAAAATTAATGGCTTGGCTAAACAAGCTAATAAGCATACTAAATTAATCGAAAAACTGGCGGACAAGGTTTTTAAGTTAAAAAATAAACTTTCAATTGAGCAGTGGATGGAACTTAAAGTTAAACATGACGAGTATTTGTCGCAAGAAAAGACTCGCCAAGACTATAATGACCTTCTATCTAGTATAGCCTTAAAAGAGACGGTAAAGCAGAATTATGACGTAATGTATGATGTCATGAGATTCTGGGAAAAAGCCTTCTCAGAACAGGGTATAATTAAATATTTTGTAAGAAATATTCTAGATTACCTCAATTTTAAGACAAATGAGTATTTGTCGATCCTAACTAATAATCAGTTCTCTATTGCGTTCAATGAAGAGCTAGATGAAACGATTACCAACAACGGTAGGAAGTTATCATTTATATCTTTAAGTGGTGGAGAAAAGCGTAAGATTAATTTATCGGTTATGTTAGCGTTGCAATCATTATTAAGCCATACAGCAAAAGAACAATCTAATATCATGTTCTTCGATGAAATTGCTGAGAATATGGACGAGGATGGTTGCAAGGGTATTTTCAATCTGTTAAAAGCTCTGAAGGAAGAAGACAAAACTATCTTTTTAATTACCCATAACGCATACCTTAAGAGCCTGTTAGACGGATGCCAGATTTTAAACATTCAAAAGAAGAACGGTGAGAGCGTAATACTATGAAGACTAAGCAACTTAATGAACTCGGACAGAAGATTTTCGAACATCGTTATGCCTATCCAGGTGAGACGAAGTATACTGACCGCTGCAAGGTTATGGCGAAGCATATAGCTTCAGCCGAATCAGACACTGAGAAGGAAGCTATCGAGAAGAAGTTCTACGATATCCTCGCCACTGGAGATTTTGTTCCAGGTGGCAGAATCATATTCGGATCAGGTCGCCAGAAGCAGAACATGTTGAACTGCTACGTCCTTGAACCAGAGGATAGTGTAGAATCAATCGGTAAGGTTATTGCCGATATGTATAAGATTTCTTGCGCTGGTGGCGGCATCGGATTCAACTTCAGCAAGATTCGTCCAAAGGGTGACGATATCCAGAACATTAAGAACTCTGCTCCAGGCTCAGTGTCTGTAATGCAGATGATCAATGAAATTGGTAACCACGTTCGTGCTGGCAAGAATCGCCGCACGGCTCTGATGGCTGAGTTGAATGTTACTCACCCAGACATCGTAGACTTCCTTCATGTTAAGCTTGATCTTGGTCAGCTTACCAACTTCAACATTTCTGTAGCTATTACTAACAGATTTATTGAAGCGTGTGAGAATGATGAGGATTGGTATTTCACGTTTAATAGCCGTAAGTATTATACCTACGAAATGACCCGCGTAAGCCCCAAGGGTGAGCGTGAGCAGGTTACTGGCATTGGACTTGACGAGAATGACGCTGTGGAACGCATGAAGCTCCACAACCTCAAGAATTACGGTGATACTTTTGAAAATGTATTCCGCAAGGATATCAAGGCTCTAGATCTTTGGAATAGAATCTGGGAGAATTCAGTTAACTCTGGTGATCCTGGCATTTTCAACATTGATCTCGCTAATAACTACACCAACGTGTCATACTTTGAGCAGATGAATGCCACGAACCCATGCGGAGAGATTACGCTCCCACCATATGGTAACTGCTGCCTTGGCAACATCAATCTTGCTAACATGGTTGATGACGAGACTGGCGAGTTTGATTGGAAGCGTCTAGCTCAGGTAGTCCGTAATGGAGTAAGATTCCTGGATAACGTCCTTACGGTAAATCATTATCCAATTCCTGAGTGCAACGAGGTTGGTCAGCGTTCCCGCCGTATCGGCCTTGGCGTAATGGGTATGCATTACATGCTCATCAAGCTAGGTATCAAGTATGGCTCAGAGAAGTGCCTGGAGTTCCTTGATCGACTCTTCGCTACGATTCGTGATGAGGCTTACAAGGCTTCAGTTTATCTTGCTCGGGATAAGAAGCCATTCCCAGCATTCAATGCCAAGCTCTATCTGCAAGAAAACTTTGCTGATACGCTGCCAGCTAGAATCAGAATGATGATTAAGGAGCATGGTATTCGTAACGCTGTAATGCTTACGGTTCCGCCCACGGGCACCATTTCAATGGTTCATGGTGTATCAAGCGGCATCGAGCCAATCTTCTCAGCTATGTATAAGCGTCGTTACCGTGTCGCTAATACATGGGCGGAAGAGGTAGTTCTTGATCCTTTGTTCAAGGAATATATTGAAAAGGGTAAGGATCTTAGTTTGTTCGTCGGAGCTTACGACGTAACCCCAGAGGAGCATATCAAGGTTCAAGCCACTATTCAGCGTTACATTGATAATGCTATTAGCAAGACCATTAATCTTCCTGAAACTGCTGAGTGGCAGGACGTTGCGAAGACGGCACTACAGTATGCACCTTATCTGAAGGGATTGACGGTTTACAGAGCGGGTTCAAAGGGTATGGAGCCTCTACAAGCCATCCCCCTCACTCAAGAGAACATTGCTCAATATGCGAAGCCTGCACAGGTTGCCGAGACGGCATCAGCGGAAGTTTGCAGAATCGGTGATAACTCTTGCGGAAGCTGATATGCCTACTTACACAATAAAGTATGAAAAGGGGGAGAAAGTAATTTACGAAGGGAAACGTAGACTTTCTCCCGAGGAAGTTAAAGCTTACGATGATGAGATCGAGGCTAGAGCAAGAGAAATAACTATGCTTTGTAATAACTGCGGAAAGCATAGTTATTCTCTTGCAAAAAAGAACGGAGAGCCTAGAAAGAAAAAGTGTCCTGAGTGTGGAGAATACATGGTTAGGCATTTTACTATTCTTGTAAAGAAAGATGAAGCGCAGTTGAACAGAATGGTTCAACGCTACAACCATCAAGGCATGGATAAGGATCAAGCTCACAAGTTTTATGAAACATCAATAGCTAGATCAAAAAGAGCTATTGATGGGACTGAAGCAGCAGTTCACTATAAGCCAGTAGTTCCAGACATGGATTACATGGTAAAGAATGGGCTAGCCAAAAAGATGTCTGATGATCAGATAAAAGAATCTCAAAAAGCTAGGAAGCAAATGGTAGAGAAGCACGTAGGAAATAAGAAAAACTTTAAAATCACTAGGTCAAACAATTCACAATCATCAAAATGAGTTACTCGTTTTCAGATAACATTCAGCGTGGAATTATTTACCTTATCAAGCATGATAGGGATTTTTATTCTCAAATTGTTGGGCTTATTAAGCCTGAATACTTTGAGTTTCCATCTTATTCGTTCATCTTCGAACGTATAAAGGGATACTACGATAAGTATAAGACGATTCCACCTGATGACATTCTCCTTGAGGACATCAAGAAGAGCCTGCCAAAGGGACAAGACTTCTCAGATTACGAAGAGGACATTCTACAGATCAATAATATTGATCAGAGTGTCTTGGATAATCGTGAGTTCGTCTTGGACCTTGTAGAGGATTATGCCAAGAAGCAAGCTATTTCTCACGCGATCAAGGAGAGTGTTGTTCTTCTGAAGGAGAACCGGATCTCTGAGATTGAAGAGAAGGTGCGACAGGCAATGCTTGTCAGTCGGGAGGTCAATGTAGGTCAAATTTACTTTGATGATCTCGACGAGCGTTTTCATCGTCAGTTTGATAATAAGGATAAGAAGCGGTTTAAGACCGTGTTCGATAGCCATAATCAATTCCTAGATGGAGGACTAAGTGCCAAGGAACTGGCTATGGTTATTGCTCCTCCAGGTGTAGGAAAGTCTCTTTACTTGGTTAATCAGGGCGTAACTGCCATTAAGGAAAACAAAAAGGTATTGTATATCTCCTTGGAGATGGCAGAGGATAAGATCGCTCAACGATTTGACTCCATCCTAACTATGGTTCCAACTCATAGACTTAAGGAGATTGGATCATTTCCAACGGTTAAGGATCGTCTCTCTAAGGTAAAGGCCAAGTATGCAGACTCAAGACTTATCATCAAGGAGTTCCCAACAGGGCAACTCACGGTTAATCAGATTCGGGCACTTCTTGTTCAACTTAAGTTGCATCATGATTTCGTTCCCGATATACTTATTGTTGACTATCTTGAGCTTCTTCGTCCTGCTCGTAACATTGATGCTGAATAT